GATCGTCCAACGCTTCCTTCACTCTCTTTGCCACCTCCATCACGAGTCTGACAAACTTCTCTACGACCAAAACCCCTGCGATCACGCTCGCAACGGTCTTAAAACCCGCCAATGCCGCAGCAAAGGCAGATCTGTGCTCTCGCATCTCGTCGCTAGACGCAAGCTTTGCCCACTTGCCACTCTTCTCGAGCGTTTCTTGGACCTCGACCCCACCTTGGGGCACCAACTTCTTGTCTCGATGCATAACAGCCCACAGCCCAACCAACGACGCGATTATCGCTGCCTCCGACCACGGGTAATCAACCAATGGTCGCAAGTACTTTGACCCTGCAATAACCGTGGCCGCTGCAGTCGCTTCAGTCAATGAGTCCGCACTGAACATCAAGACGACAGCGGATACTGCAGTCGTACAAGTGTACAACGAGTCCAACACAGCCATAATCACCGGGTGGTTCTTATGCAGGTAAAACTCGTTGACTCGTCCGGCTTGAGTTATCGCCGCTCCCAACCTACCAACGGACCCGACAATCGTCGCATTTCTGCCACCTTGAATCTCACTACGAGTGCGTAGGGCGGCCACTGCCATGCCCACACCACCGCAACACGTGTTGAAGTGAGACCTGTAACGCGGCGATGCGACAACTGGTCTATCATCCAGCAGCTCCTCGCTGCCTGCTCCATGCGCCAGCACATCCATCAAAAACACACTAAACGACCTAGACGTATCAAAACCGACGTACTCATACAAGACACCAGCACGCAGCCTCACAGCAGCATGCGAGTTATCTAACCTATCTACATATATAGGTGGTTCCACCCCGTCAAGGAATGGAACCAACGTCTCCCCACACACAATGGTCTCCTTATCGGACTCAACCACAAAAACTGGCGGACCAGCATCTGACGCGCCCACGCGCCAGCCTGCTGGCTCATCATTTCCACTGACGATAACAACGTCATCAACCATCTCTGTTCTTTGACGTCGTGCCACCACATGTGACCCTGAACTCTCTTCTTGCTCGGTCACAAACTTCTTGTCTGAATTGGGATCAGCAACCCCGGTGCGCAGCCCTGCACCGCTGGGACGGGAAATCTTTCCATACATAAAACTAAAACGCCTTCTAATATTTCGAATGACAGCCACTAAGGACTCGGGCTTTTCCTCTACCCATCTTTCGTTAATTCCTACTCCGGGAGGGGTCTGTCAAACGGTAGGGTTTGTCCACAACTTAAGGGTGTGCAAGTGTGGTCCTACCAAGGGAGCATGTTTCCTCAATACTATGGGGATATATACCAAAGTTGACGTACTCGGG